TTGCCTGTAAGGGAAGAGTCAATTGTGGCAATGTTTCTGTTTTCTCCACCCTTAAGGACAACATAAAGATTGTCAGCATGAGGCATCATACCAAAAAACAATCCATCATATGTGTTAAGGACTATCAATCCGTCATGTCCTTTTTCCTTGGCAGAATCCATCAACTCTGCTCTGCTGGTTGCTTGCCAAGCGGTATCTTTAAGGTCAACAACAAGCGGATTTTGGAAACCAATAACAGACCTTACTTGTTGTCTGTTGTTTTCCTCAAACGCCTCTTCAAACTTAAGTGCATCATATAGCAATCCATTAGTATAATCCAAGAATTGCTGAGTTCTTGCTTGACGCTCTTTTTGCGGAGTGTAACTTTTGTCTACATCTGGCATATTTGCCTGAGCCCATTTGCCATCAATCAAGTATTCAACATTTTTTTGAAAAACTGACTTTGAGTAACTTCTGCTTCTTTTTTCATTTTCATCGCTCCATCCGTTTGAGTCCAAGAAGTCGCTGACATCTGACACCCTTTGTATTAATTCTGAAGAGGAAATGGAATTGTCCTCAAGCAACTTTCTTGCTTCTGAAAGTTTCGCTCTCTTGTCGGTTATTTCAGAATGCATCACTCCATATCTTGACGATGTTTCTTGTGTACCTGCGTGGAATGTGCCTCGTTTTGCTGTCTGAGCGGTAGTATTGGAACCCAATTTATCAGAATCAAACTTCATTACCTTTACCAATTCTGCACTAGGAGTGCCATGTGTACCAATAACAACAACAGGTCTTCCAGTAACAAACTGAGCGTTATACGCATCAACATCTCCATGCACACGCTTCCATTCCTCCAACGCCCACTTGACTACAGTGACAGGTTCCTGTCCAACACGGAACTGATTTACAAAACGCTTTAAGGCTTCAGACTCAAATATGTCTTTTGCTTCTTCGTTTGCCCACTTGTAGTTACTTCTAAGGAACTGGGCCTCGGCTTCAGACTTAGCCCCAAATGTATCAGCGGGCTGGAACAATGCCTTGAACTTAGACGGCTTAAATGCTCTTTCTTTGTTAAGAGACTTGACAAGGGAGAGCGGGTCGTTCAAACGCTTAGAAACCGCATCGGCATTATAAGGCTTGTCCGAAGTAGACATGTTAAAGTCCTTCATCGTCTCCACATTGATAGGAATAGGGCCATCGCCAATCTCGGCTGTCTGGTAGAATGCAGAAGGAATAATAGGCGAACTGACACGAACTCCTTCGTGTTCCGCTCCAAGGTCAATGGAGTTGTCAAGTCTTCTGACAACTTCAGCCTGTGTAGCCACATCGACTATAGTTTCCCAGTCTGGTCCAACAATAAAGGAACCTCCAACTCCAAAACGCTTATCACGCATACGCATGGGAAGTGCCTTAGAATTGATAATCTCTCCATCAAAAGCCTTAAAGTCCAAGGCTCTGGCTCTTTCAATTAACTCAGAGTAAGCAATGTCTCCATATCCTCTTTGTCTCCAGTGAGGAGCAGTATGCACTGCAACATGCGTCAATCTCTTGCCATCCTTAGATTGTTCTGCGTAAACAAAAGAAACCATGTCACCCTTCTTTGTCAATATCTCAAGTGTTATTACATTGGACTTGTGACCGCCTATCTTGAACTCAACCATTTTATCCTTAAGGGTTTCAATCTTTCCAACAGGAGTTCCTCTATCAACCCAAGTCGGATTCTCTTCTGCGGCTCTACCGATAAATCCAGAGTTCCACTTCTCAGAGTTCATGTCGTATCTACGACCAAGTTTCTGAGGACTCATATTTGGAATCTTACTCAAATCAGGAGTCATATTGGACTCTCCAGTAGAATCTGAAGGTTGAGTTAAAATGGCCTGATTGTTTCCTTCGCCAGACGACCTAGCATTATTTATTTCATCAAGTCTGTTTTGTGCATTCCTTTTCTGCTCCTTATACCAACTGTAAGAAGGATTGCCTCCACGCCTTCCAAACTTGTCTTTTATAGCGATTTCCCTATCAAGTCTTTCAATGTTTTGCTGAAGAGAAGTTACTTCCTCTCCAATTGTATTATACATTTTGCTAGGTCTAAGTGCATCGGAAGGTTGATATTTTGCAGGATTTCCAGAACTATCTACCCACATTGCTCCAGTTTCCGTTGTAGGAGTAGGAACCATTGCTCTATAGTATTGCGTTTCGTTGACACGCATTCTCGTTCTTTCACCATCAATAGATTGGAGGCCAGTAAGTCCGTCAAGTCTCAGTCTGTGCCAAGGGTGGTTTTGCTCGGCAGTCCTGTCGTGATGCTGATAGGAATGCCATTCTGCTTCAGCAAGGCTGTACGCAAACTTGTGTGCAATGTTTGGGGAAGCACCGATAGCCGCAACGACATACTTACGCCTTTGTCTTGCGGTCTCACCTTCACCAAAGAACTCCACGGCAGGGATTTCCTTGCTACCGCTGTACTCGTCAATTGTTCTGTAGGCGTGGTCTATGAACTGTTGGACATCTCCATAGAGACCTTGTAGTTCTGGGCTCTGGTTCCAAAGGATATGAATTCGTCTATTGAACGCATCGACATCCATGGACTTAACATTGTAAGCCAAGTGAGCCCGCTCGTAGTTGACTTGAGGGTTCTTGATGTTGTCAAGCGTCCAACTTAGTTCCAAGTCATAAGGAACGAATGTCACTTCTCTTGCGTTGAACGCATCTCCAGTCTTTCTGCTACGCTTTACGCCATCCTTATCGACTTGAGTAAAGCCATGATACTGGCCCCTAAGCACATTATCAGCGGAAATGCCACCATCAACGATAAGAGGAGCAAGTGTTCTGATGTTATCGGATACGCTCTTTGGAACATACTTCTGGATGATGGCAAACAACTTCTCATTAGGAACGCCTCTGATAATCAACTTCTTGCCTGTCTTCATCGCTTCAAGCAAGTCAGCCTGAAGTTTGCCAGTAGGCGTAGTTCTGGGTCTACCTCTAGCACCAAAACTACCCTTTGTGCGTGGTGCATAAACCCCACTGGTGTAAACCTGCTCAGCCTGTGCCGACAGCATTTCGTCAATACCTATGCCGACATCTGCAAAGTCTGCGTTCTGGAACAGGAAAGCCCCTCTACGCTGAGATAGCGTGTCGGCTGTGGAAGAGTTAGGGTCACGGCTGGAAGCGTCCAGTGCCGCAAAGTTAGCCTCTACAGTGCCAAGTCTAGCATCACCATTGGTGACAATCTGAACATCGACTCCATTGAAGAGGTCAGGATTGGTCTGGAATGCATGAGCCATCTCCATTCCCATCGCCTGAGCCTTGACAAACTGTTCAGCATGGTACTTTTCGTCGGACTTTACTCTCCATTCGCCATTGGCATCCATTTCAATCCTGTCTTCAAATCCATATATTTCTGCTTGTCTCTTGAGTTGAGCGGAGTTGAGAGTCGTGAGGTCAATCCTCTTACGACCAGCATCCTTCATCTCATTATCCCTGTAGCAACGGATAAGGTCATTGAATGTGCTTTCAAGGATAGGGTCGAATCTGAACTTGCGTCCGTCCTTTGCTTCCTTGAACCAATTGATAAAGAAGTCCTTGCTTCTGATGTCAGCACCAAGGTTGGTAGCCTCACGAAGCGAGCGGTTGAAGAATGTATCCTTGACGCTTTCGACAAGGTTTCTGGCAAAGCCCAAGTCACCGCCCTTGTAGATGTAGTCAAACGGCTTTCCACTTTCCCATCCGATAAACATGGCTTCGCCAAGTTCCTCAATGAAATCCCTGAACGCTCTCTGAACTTCTGGGGACTTGATTTCGCCAGTCTGTTCAAACTCGTTGATGGCCTTCATCCAAGCACCATTGTACCCTGTGTCACGATTGTCACCGCCAATGGCTCTGTAGACTTCATGCATGAACTTGACAGTCTGCTTTCTGTCGGAGAACGCTCTTCCAGCCTTTCCTCCAGAACCAATCAGCCAATCACGGACTGCATTCGTAATGTCCTGCCCATGGTTAATCTTTCTGTAGGCACTATTCATTGCATGCCACAACTCTCCAATCGGAGCGGTCTTGGCCTGAACCATTCTTCTGCCAGTAATCACCTCAACAGGAGCAACAGGACCGATATCTCCAGAGGTCTTTCTAGTGACAATCCTTGTTTCAGCGGGCATAGGACCAATCAGGTTTTCGTCAGGCACTGCAACTGTACGCTCCTTCTTGGACTTGAGAGGTATTCCGTATTCATCAACTCCTTCTGCTAGCACCTGTCTTCTGACTCTTGGGCCTTCCACTGTCTCTGAAACCCTGATGTCTTGAGATTTGTCCATGTTGGCTCTTCTGCCTTCACGGAACGCTGTATCGTAGATTGGATTGCCGTACTTATCACGCTGAGTAACCAACATGTCTGTGTTGATTATGATGTGATTCTTTCCTGTTTCTCCGTCTGTAAAAATTTTAATAGGGCTACTATTTCCTCGTCCGTCAAGGAACAGCCCATTCCAAGCCGCTTGATTGGGATTAACTATGCCTCCCTCTTGTTCAGGCATCGGTCCAATAAGTGCCTTGTCTTCTTTTGTAACTCTAAGCGACTCAACACGCTCACGCCTTCCTAGCAGAATGGGGTCTCCGTTTTCATCTCTAACGATGTTTCCTCCCTCATCCATTTCAACAACACCCTTCATGGCTCTGTGCAACATCTCTCCAGTAGGAGAAAGTCTTCTTTCAGGTCCGTTCTCTCCAATGACAGATTCCCACATCTTGGGGTCATTAGCCAAAGCACCAAGGAAGTCGCTGTAACCCATGTAAGCCACAGCGGTATTCTTGCTCTTCTCAAGAGCCATCACATGCGAGATAGCACGAATTGCCTCTTCGTCTCCATGGTCTGAACGAATTCTTTCAACAAACTCACGAACCCTGTCGTGTTTGAGGATATGACCCTTTTCCTTAAGTGTGTTAAAGTGTGTGTCAAATTCCTTATACAAAGCCTCTCTTGCAAACTGACCGCTGAATGTGCCATAAGCATAACCGACATTGTGACCTACAGCACCAAGAGCCGCACCTGTTCCAATACCCCCAGCCGCACCTTCTTGACCGCTTGCGGCATATCCGATAACGCCACCATAAACGCCACCATGGATTGTGGTGGTTGCTAGGTCTTGCATGTACATCGTAATCGGAAGCGATGCCTTTATAGCCTTACCCATGACTGTGGAACTGTTCTGAACGCCCCTTCTGCCTATATCAAGTATGGTATCACCAATGAGGCCAACGCCCTTTAGTCCAGCATACACGGATGTAATCGGCAATGCATAGGGAATGTGGAACAGCGAATACATACCCAACGCACCCATACCAGCATGCACAACAGAAGTCGGACCTCTAGTGCCTCCATGACCAGCCGCAGTTCTTGTTACACGAACAGTTCCTCCATGGGAAATAGATGTCTTAGCACCAGTAACTGCCTCAGCATTTCTTGTTATGTTATCGAACATAGCATCAATAGGCTGTGTCGTTACATCGGAGAACTTTCTGAGGTTTTCACCAAGCGAGTTGAGCCAACTTGCCTTGAATGCATTTCTTGCGGACTTAGCGGACATCGCATGTCCAAGTGTATTTCCAGCCTCTCCAGACTTGATGGCGGCGGCGGCGGCTTTGCCGAATATCTTTTCTCCAAGACCAGCAGGAGCAAACATCAACAGCGTCGTTGGGTCTAGGAAGTAGGAAGCGGCTGTAGCCAACTCCTTGTTCACGCCAATGAATTCATCCACTTGATTTCCAAACGCCTTGCCGAAAAGTTTCTCGTACACTTCCTTATCTGGCATCAAGGCATTGCTCTTGCCAGCAAGAATCTTTTCCGACTGAGAATTCCAACGAGCAAGGTCCAAGAAGTCTTCATACTTCTTGTCCATGTCATTCGTGGGATTAACGAACATTCTATAAAGAGGAGACCCAGGATGGTTAGCCGCCATAACAGCAAGACCTCCCAAATCTCTTGTTCCTCTAGCCGCACCTTCAAGTATGGAAGAGCCATACGCAACGCCAAACCCAACTACAGGAGTAGACACAGCGGAAAGTCCAACAGCCAAGCCAAGTTTCTTCCAGTCAGTACCAGCAGAATAAACACCCTTGCCGATATCTTTAACAGCCATCAATGCACCTTCAGCGACAGCACCCATGAAGTTGAAGTTCTGTTTTTCACGCCATGCATCATATGCGATAAACTCCTCCTTGGAGATGGTAGACGCATCAATCTCGCCTCCATACTCTTGGATGGCACTCATCTTCATGGCAACCTCTTCTCCGCTAAGCGGAGCCTTGATTGCCTCCATCAACTGCTCATCGCTGAGGCTTGTTATCTGCTGAGCCTTGAGCGAAGACGGCCCCTTAACATCAGCGACATTTGCGTATTGAGACCAAGCGTGATTGCCTTGTCCGTTAGCCATATCAGCATAACTAGAACCGCCTTCCTGTTGAACAGGGGCTTCTCCGATAGGCATGCCAGCAGGTGTTGCTTGGCTTGCTTGTGTCTTTAGAAATTGCTTACCTGTCTGGAAAAGCGGGTCGTTATTCGTTGGCATCAAAGTTCAGGGATTGTTTTGCGTATTCAAGGGCTTGGGCGTGGTCTCCAAACTTAGCCATGCCAGTGGCATACTGAATTCGGAACTGACCCACTTGGGAAGACATGCTTCCCTGACCCCCATTTCTTTCAAAAGCAAAACCATAAATGCTCCCGCTGTCAACCATAGATTGTTCAAGTCTGGCTCTATAAGCCTTGAGAGAGGCTACAGTCTGAGAAGTAAAGATAGCGTTATGCCCCTTGGAAGGGTCTCTAATAATCTTGTCAATGTTTGCTTGGTCCTGATTAGACCATGCACCAGAACCACCAACTTCTGTTCTATTAGCCGCTTGGACTGTATTAGCCAAAGCCTGAGCAATACCAGAAACTTCTGTAGGCAACAGTTTTTCAAACAATCCCTTGTTGTCTGCGATGTCAATAAGCGAGTCCAAGGCACTCAAGGCTCTTGTTGTCTTGAAAACGCCATCCTTAACCTTATTTGCTTGGTCAATATCCCCAACACGAACCTCACCTCTGAATGTATAACCATTGACAGTAAGGCCGTTGAGGTTTCTGGCCTTGGAGAATTCACCAGCCTTCCACATCTTCTCTTGGTCGGTAATGCTCATTTGGCTAGATTGAGCAGACTCATCCTTAAGGAAGTGGCCCTTTCCGTCTGGGCCTTGTGCGTATAGATATCCACCACCAGCCTGAACTACCATAGGACGCTGGATGCCCTTGGATGCGTAAAACGCTTCTTTTGTAAATGTAGGAGGGACTCCACCAGTTTTCTCAAAGTAGTTCTTCATTATCAAGTACTCATCGTTTGTTTGCTCGTCAAGAGTACGCTGATATTTCTTTTGAACAGTTTCAATTACAGGCTTCCAAGTGTCTTCAGACGCTTGGACTTCCCCGCCAGAATAAGAAGCAACCGATTGAGCGGCTTTTACAGATGTAATTCTTGTCTTATCTTCAACAGACTGAAGTTTGCTGTCAAGTGCTTTCTTCTGTTGCTCAAGTTGCTTTATTTGAAGAGTTGCGGAAAGAACAGCCTTTGTGTTGGCTCTTTCATCTCCTCTTGGTATAGACATTCCTCCAAGACCAGCATAAAATTGCTGAGTATTACCTCCCTTGTTTACCGCTATAGAATCCTTGAGATTGGCAATCTGTTCGTCAATGTTGTCAATCTTTACTTGATATGCTTGTGCTTCTGGATTGTTCCAGACGAATGTTTTCTTGGGTGCATTAGACTTTGGAAGTAAACCTAAGACATCTCCAACCCTTGTATTATCAACAGGTCTGCCACCAGTAACCAAAGAGTTTTGTTGAATCTCAAGAGCAAGCCTTGCCTGTTCGTTTTCTTCTCTTCCAGCGGTTGCAAGATTGTACTTTTTAAGTTGCTCATCAGCGATGCCTCTAAGCAGTGCTTCAGGTATTGTTGGATTTATGTTTTGACCAACCTTACGCTCAGTAAGTTTAGCCGCATCTCTTACGGAACGATATGGGATATAATCTGGGTTTTTAACCTCTTCGGTAATCAACATCCCATTTTCATCAAGTTGGTCTAATATGTTTATGTTTGTTTCACGGCCTTTGCTTGTTTTGCCATGAAGCAGTTTTCCGATTTCATCATATGCTTCGGCTTCTGCATTCTTGTCGCCTTCTGCTTTTGCTTTGTTCAGCCTATCTAGGTACGGAGAAATCTCTTCTGCCGTAAACTTAATCTTTTCACCTTTTACTTTTATTTCCTTTGTTACTTCTTTTACATTTTCTAACTTTTCCTTTGCAATGGCTTCAATTTCTTTCTTCAGTTCAGGGTCATTATATGCCTCTCTTATTCTCTGTGCTTCCTTTTCAGCCTTAAGAGCGGCTTGCATTTGCATCTCCGTGATGTCATTTGTAAGTCTAGCCTGTCTGAGTTTCTCCGCATTAAACGCTTGGTTCTGCCTTTGAGCGTCAACCTGAGTTCCTGTTTCGTAAGCCTTAAGTCCAGCAACCAACTGGGTTCTGGAAAGATTGGCAATGCCACCTTCCTTGTTAACATTCTTGAACAGGTCGTGAACATACTTAGGAGCCGTATCATCGGGCTTCCCTTTCTCGTCAACACCATACTGAGACATGATAGCCCCAGTCTGCTGTTGCAGTGTGGTCATCTCCTCTCTCGCTTGATTGAACTTGGATACAGCATCCAACATAGACTGGTTAGTAGCCGCTTGCTGTTTAAGCACAGCGTCCATATTGCCAGCCACATTGAAGGCATCACCGCCTTGATATTGTCCAAATATTGCCATAAATTATTATCTAAAATTTCCGTATGCAGTGCCACCACCAAAATATGGACTGCTAAATGCTGGGCCTTGACCTCCAGCATCAAACCCTCCACTCATTGTCGGGCCAATAGGATTAGCGTATTGATTGGTATTAGCAACAATGGGAGGTGTTTGCCACAGATTAGGGTTTTGAATCATGAATGAACCGAACTGGCCCATGCTACTAAGCAACTGTTGTTGCTGTTGCATACTGCTTCTGGCAACGCCCATTTCATGCTGGTACTTCATTCCTTGTGCTTGAGCCCCCATCTGGGATTCAGGCTGGAAGATTTGAGGCTGATACTGTCCAAGCATGGCGTTAGCCTGACCCATGAATGTGCCACCAGCATTATACATATTCATAGCACCAGCACCCATCTGAAGAGCCGCAGACTGAAGAGCAGAATCCTGACTGAGAATACCGCCAGCAAACTGCCTACGCTGGTTGAGCCTATTTTGCCCCATTCCGTAGTTGGATAGGACACCTGCGGCTACACCCTGTCTACCTCCAAGACCTCGCATTGCCATGCCAGCATTGGCACTTTGGAAAGCCTGACGCTGTTCGTCGGCATTAAGCGAAGAACCCATTGCCAAGTCATTTTGAGCCTGATACATCAAGGACTGTTGCATTGCTCTTGCTTGGTCGCTTTGGAGCATGTTTCTGGCCTGTCCAGCAAGCCCGCCAAGCGTATTCATGTAACCAGCCCCAGCCCTAGCCTGAACGCCTTGTAGGGCTTCATTGGACTCATTGAGCATGTTGATGTATCCTTGGTTGCCATTGCCACCATAGAGTTGGGACTGCAATGTACGCTCCTGCAACCCTTGGTATTGTCCTCTATACTTTCCTTCAAGGGTAAGCAATCTATCCTGAATGCTCTCTTGTGCGTCAAGGTTTCTATTCATCAACTGACCATAGGTAGGAGGTCTAGGAACCTTGGTTTTCTTGGAGCCAAAAAGACCACCAAGAACTGCTCCAATAGCCATGCCAACAGGTCCACCAACAGCACCTATTTTAGCACCTACAGCGTAACCGCCGACAGCACCAGCCATTGCCCCAGTTGCTCCACCAGAAGCACCACCACCTACAGAATCATATTCAGCCATTAGAGTATAGAATTATCAGTTGTTAGTTGTGCCGTTTTAATGCGGACATAAGAAATAGAGTACATATGTTCAGTAGCAGTATTGTATGTGGAAAGTCCAGATACCACGAACTTTAACTTTTTTGAAAGAGAAGCAAGGCTTGTTCTTGTAAGAGCAAGGTTAGATGTAAGATACACATATGGATGCTGTAGTCCGTATATAATAACATCCCAAGTTGCTACACTTACATCTGAATATGTAGCCTTTTCAAGATATGCAGTTATTGTTGCAGTACCTAGTTGGTTGGATTTAAACTTAAAATCAAAAGAAAACACCCAAGTTTCATCAGCAGGGATGTCAAGGTCTTGCGTTTTGTAAAGTTCGGTAATTCCACCAGCAAACAGAACTCCATTCTTAGCACCATAACGCTTAAACAAATCCAAAACAACCCCGCCTTGACTTACATTTCGTGTGACATTTAAATCCTTTGTAACATTTAAATCACCTTGAATAGTCACAGTATGACCTGTGCCAGCAACATTCAGGTCAACAGGATTATAAGGGTCTGTGAACAATGTCGAAATGCCGTGATGCCTAAACACATTGCCAGTATGACCAACAGGAAGTGCATGAGTAATGTTGTCATAGCCAAACATCACATAAGGACTGGTCGTGCTTGAGTTGTATATAGCCGCATTTCCTACATTGAAATAAACATCTTCATCGTAAGAGCCGTTTATAGTAATGCTGTCAAGTTCTGCGTCCTGTACAGACAGTGCATTGACGCTTATGCTTGCAGAGTTTATTGTGTTAGTAAACTGAGCCTTTGTCTGTTTCCATATGGCAGTAGACAATCCAGTCCCAGTGCCAATAAGGATTACATCAGTATCATTAGACGCTGAATTAGCGGTTTGTTCGGATATAGCACCACCAGCAAGCGTAGCCAATGCCACATGCTGATTTAGGTTGCCAGCGGTAACATAAGAGTTAGCCCCGCTTGTTGTGTAGTTATAGCCTTTGTTGATTTGTGCCATTTTATTGCTTATTTATAATATTTCTACCGATTGCTTGGGCTTCTATTGATACGCTTCTGATGATTGGCCTACCGCTAAGGGAAGCAAAATCTAATTCACAGCCAACTGCAATCTTTCTTATTGGAAATCTTCGTGTGTTGTCTCCAACGGACTGGGACGACACAGTGTCAAGAGTTAATCTTGTATCTGGGTTGTAAGTCACAATGTCAGTTTTGATAGCACCAATGTCATCAAACTTAATATCTGTATTAACCGAGACGAAACGCTTATCCTGCAATGAGTTGAATATATATCTTCTTGTCTTTGCGTACCCTCTAATTATGGACGAGTTGTATACTGCTGTTTCAAGAGAAAACTCCAGAGGGATACCTTCTGGGATTTCAGGTGGTCCAGCAATATAAGGAAAATTCTCAAAAGTTGGAGATGTAGACAAGGAGCCGAATTCATCTACCTCTGCCTGTTCTGCAATATATATGCCGTTAACAGACGAGCAGTAAAGCATGTTATTGTTGACATTACTAATGTCCGTCTTTGCTACGATTATATTGTCAATTCTGATTGACGCTGGGAATGTGTCTACCGACTCCCACATCTGGTTTGTTAAGTTATACACCAAGACATTGTTATTAAAGGTGCTATCTTCCGAAGGTACGGCAAGGTAGTATCTGCCATTCCACACGATTCCAGCACTGTTCTTAACATAGTCGTAGTTCAGCCTTTCAATGTACTTCTGAATGGGAAGGGACATTGGGGCAGTGTTGGCAAGCAGTGCCACATCCAATTGAGGCTCTAACTTGTAGATACCACGCTGTGACATGAAGAACACAACGCCAGACACATTTGCTATGCTATTCTTAGCAACACACCCAATGTCATATGTCAATGCACGAACAAAAGACTCAGCAAGAACTATGTCTGGCGTGGATGTGTTGTCTGCAAATTTAGCCTCATAAATGCTGTTAGTCTTAAAAACAAGCATCGTATCCCTAGTCCATGGGTGGAACCCTGTGATTTCCTGCTCGTCTCCTAGATTTATGGTTAAAGCCTGAATTGTAAGGTCAAACTGCCAGTTGCCAGTTACATCAGTCAGGTAGTCAGATACGGCTATTTCGTCCTTACTGTACTTGCAGTAAATTCTATTCTTGTGGTATACTGCCGTAGATGTTGGCGGGAAGTCGCATGCTGTAGGAGATGTACCACCAAACACAGTTCCGTCAATAATACCCTGTCTTACAACGGAAACTGTTGTTCCATTAAACACAAGAACAGGCTTTGCTACCTGTATTACATAAGCACTTGCCGCACCACTGTGACCTGCCGTTAGTGTATAAGTAAACGATGTAGATGATGGTACGCTTCCTACGACAAAGTTGTTTTCACTAGTAGGTCCATTCCATTGGGCGTGTACTGTTTCAATAATAAACTCATCACCAACATTAAGCCCATGAGGAGTGCTTGTTGTTACAGTTATTACTGTATGAGGAGCCCCACCAACTGTTGCCTGTTGTCCTGTAGAGCCATTGCCAGTTATGTACCTAGTAGCCTCACCTCTGAGGATGTACATTTTATTAACAGACTGTAGCAGTTGAACAGGACCAGTAGCAATTGGCCTATTGGTTGGCATTGCTATGTTCAGGAAAAAACTTCCAGTGATAATGTCAAATAAGTAAAACCTATTAGCACCAGAATTGTATCCAACGAGTGCAACATATTGCTTGCCAGAAACACTATCTACATAAATACCGCTACCAACAACTGTACCTACAGTACTTACATAGCCGTCATCTAGGGTTCTTTGTAGACCCTTTCTTACCTGCAACGATTGGAGGTCCAGCCGAATGTTGTTACCATCCTGAAGGACTCCTTGTTTAAGTGTTGCTGGGTTTCCTCTAGTATCTATGCCTATGAATCCAGCATCACCATCGTATTGACGCTGAAGGTTAGCCATTAATCTTTGAGTGTTTTAAATGCTTCAACGGCCTTTTCGACCTTGGAGGACTTGGCGTTCTTTACGCCAGCGTAAAATCCACCAGCAAAAGCAAGTGCAATAACAGTTAGAGATAGAATAAATGCGAACATAAATTTGTTAGATGATTACCCATGCACCATTTTGTCTTCCATAGATGTTTCCATCAGAAGGTGCGTCTGGAAAGGAAACTGCGGAAGTAGTCTGTGTCGTGCCGTCTGGAAAGGTCAAACCACCACCATTAGTGGCTAGTAGGAACCTTCCATCGGTGTTTGTAAATGTATGAAGGTATTGAACGGCTGTTCCACCGAATCCGTCGTTATTTGCATTGATGACGAAATCGGTATTGTTGGTTCCTAAAATTTGAGTAAGAGTAAGATTTCCAGTCATTGTGCCACCACTTAATTGCAGATATCCTGAAATATTAGCACCAGCAGGAATCGTTACTGTTCCTGTAAATGTAGGATTAGCCTTCGTTGCATAGTTAGTTGCAACAAAGGCTTGTGTAGCCAAAGTCCCGCTGTTTATCTCGTTAATTTTCGACTGAGTAATCTCGTTACCAATCTCAACTACATTTGCTGGAAGATTCGGACTGACTTTGACAGACATATTGCTCTTATTGTGTTAAGGTGTATTTTAATTGTTTTCATTAGATTATCGACAACGCTGTATGGACAGGCGTGGAGGCCGCAGACGCAATAGCCCACACATTTCCATTATAATTGTCGATAGCGTAAATTGTCGCTGGCTGAATGATTATGCCTTCAGTTCCAGCAGTGTCATTGAAAATCAATTTAACAGTAGCAGTTGCCGACTGATTTTGGATAACAACGGAAATGCGTCTTGTGGACGAATCAGCGGCATTGATTATTTTAACGGCAGTTGTACCCACAGTCGTTGTAGCATGCGTAAACGACTTAAGGATAGGAGTAGAGATAGAGATAGCACCCATGTTAGTATGTTCTGATAAAGTTGTATGTTTGAATTTGACCCTGTTGTCTGACCACCTTGTCCACTTCAAGGTCAAGGAAGTGCATAGCCTCTGCTTCAGCAACCTGAGCGGAATCAAATTGACCCTCAGACCTCAGGTAATCAGCAAAGATGGCCCTAGGCAGGTATTGCCCAAATACATATGGAATCTTGACCTTAGACCACGCAGTAGGATTCTGTTCTGGTATCGTGTTGTTGTTCAGCAACAGACAAGTATAAAAATTGGCGGTATATGGCTTACCAACCACAGGAGTAAGAGTACCGCTATTTGAACCACTATCGCAATAAACCTGAGAGCCAGCATAGTATGTAGTAGTGTTGTCCCACAGCGAACCATTGAGTTCAGGAGGGATTATTCTGTATTCAACAAAAACAGAACCACCATACAACTCTCCAAGTATGATACGCTCATCAGTATCCGTAGATGTAATCCGATACGCCACAGACTTAGCCCTGCTTGTGGCATTAGGGTTCTGATACCAGATGTTGAAAATCTCACCGAAGTGTGTCGGCTTCACGAAGTAATATATACTATTGACCTCATCGTGCGTCACAGTTACTTCCTGTAGACGCATCAAGTCTGGAAACTTATCATGCTCCCAAGCCATCTTCAGCCTATTGGAAGCAAAGTCCCTTAGTTGTGTAAATGTAGCATAGGAAATGGAATCCCTGTCCAAACCGCATAGTTGGATTGCATCAATAAGGATTCTGCTAAAATCTACTGTTCTCATTTTGCTATATAACCGCTACTATCAAAAATTGTACCATTAACAATGGTTTTCTTGGCATAGTTTCTAACCGCTACTTCGGGATTGTCCCGCATAAACTCACGGAGAAACTGCTTGTCTTCCCAGCACTGAGGGCCGAGGACATGCGACCAGTAATAAAAAGAGTCGGGAGGGATTTTCGCAACCAGCCTCCCAACTCCGTCAATATCTTTCGCTTCGTTGGAATGCCCGAACTGGGCAATCTGCTTCGCTTCTGTTTCTGCCCGCACCCTATTCATAGCAAACCCATGAAGGAATTCCTTCTTAACTTCCTCTAACAGATGTTCAGGGAAGGCTTCTTGGAGAGATGCTATGATAGGGTCAGACATATCAGTTACGAAACATAGTCGAACTTACCGAAGGCCAGCGGATTCTTCACGCAGACGGACGCAATAGCGTTAATCATGCGGGCAGGACCACCACCATTGTCAGTCAGTTCCTTCACGCCAGCAACCGAGCCGCCATAGCGGATTTCGACATGCTCCATCGGGAGGACATAACCGCAGAAGTTGTTCTTCAGGAAGAGCGAGGGGTGCAGACGAATCTGACCGAAATCGCCTTCAAAGACATCAATCGAGGAGATATAGGAGGAAGCCGAAGCGTCTCTGTTGAAGGTTCTGATAGCGGCCTGAGAAGCCGAGGTGTCAGTACGATTCGTGTAGACGAGGTTAGTGAAGGCTCTCTTGAGGTTCGGACCAACGAGACCATCGTAGGAGCGGAACTGACCAGTTTCACTGTAGATGGAGGTCAGGATGTCCTGAACAACGATTTCAGTGAGGGTCGAGGAAGCAGTCGTAGATTCCGCAATGGCTGTAGCGTTACCAGCAACCGAAGCGGCCTTTGTGCGGAAAGCAGTAGGGACAGCCAGATAGTTGTCGTTAGCGAAGACACCACCAGTCGGAAGGACAGGGCGAGTCCAAGAATCGAGACCTCTGGTAGCGTAGCCCTGCGTGGAGCCATCGTCAGCCTTCGGAAGATTGTTGGAGCAGAATGTCTTTTCCATGTCACGCTTAAGCATCGTGATGCCCTTAGCGACATTGTTAGCCAGTTCGTCCTTCACGCCAGCGATGACAGCGATGTCAAGCGTAAGCGGGGACACACGGACAGACTTTCTGAATTCCTGAATGTGGTTCGACAATTCGTAGCGGTACTGTGTAGCACCATCCTTAACGAAGTTCTGAATGGTAGCACCATTCGGGTCAACATCCGTACCATCGACAACGCCAGTCTGCGAAGCGGCGGCGGCGGGAAGGGAGTCAACCTGCCAGCGGAACACTGTATTTCCAGGCTTGGAGCCCTTCGGGGCCATAGATGTGAACGGAGTATCCTTAGCGTCAACGAGGGCGATAAGGTCTGCGAGGTCTTCACGCTTACCCATGTAGGGAGCGGAGTTAAAATCTCTTTCTGTGAGTTTTGCCATAGTAGTATATGTAGTTTAGTGTTATATGAACTTAGACTTTATGATTGCCGCAAGGTCAGTGTGGGAATTAGATTTAACATATCTCTTGGTCGCATCGGGGTCAGCACTGTCTTTGTACCGACTGGGCGAAGCGTAATTAGATGTGGGCTGGTGAGGGGCTCTCTGGACATTTCTGCCCTTGTTAGCATTCTCTCTGGCTTGCATGCCACGGATATAGTCTCCGATGACTACATTATAGTCAGGGAAACGAGTGATTTGGGGGAAAGCCTTGATGAACGATTCTGCAATTTGTCGTTCCTTAGACGATTTATCCTTTAACCACGGATACTCCTTGTATGCAACGGCATCAACCTTGGCCTTGGTCTGAATATAATTCAGTCTCTTCGGCAGGTGTTCTTCCATAGCGTCCATAGCATTAAGTTTAATACGCTTTACATCTTCGTAAGAGTATTCCGTTTCAGTTCCATCGGCATTTTGCACGACAACTCCGTTAGAGTTTTCCTCACACCATCTTCTAACCGACCTAGCCTGAGCGATTTCTTGCTCGATTTCTGCTATCGAATTGAGATTTGCGTAGGGAATTTCCTCATCGGCTTTGACGACAATTTCCGTGGACTTAGACGACTCAACCTTGGTTTTGAGGTTATCCACCTCTTTCTGAAGTTTCTCTGCCTGTTCTTCCGCTTGCTTTCGCAGTGCGGTCAACTTGTCAATACGCTTCTGTACTCCCTTGGTCTGGAACTCGCTATTTTCACTATCAGTAGCCTCTTCTTCCTGTGAATGAACTTCTTTGCCTTCATCCGAAGAGTCCGAGTAATCCTCACTAACACTCGTATCCTCAAACTGGTCTTCTGAGCCATTATTATCAGCAGGTTCAGCCACTGCTTCGGAATCATCTAGGTTTCCGAAGTCCCTGCGTAGGATACTCGCAAGGTCTTGTTCATTAAACTGGCTAGACCCAGTTCTATCTACAACACTTTCGCTATTAGGCTGGGAGGTGCTGTTTTCTCCGTTTTGATTTGTATTCATGCTAGTAAGAGCAAGGCTTTGTTTTTTACAGCATTTAGAGTTTGCAGAAACTTGTGGTCGAGTTTTATAATGCGGTTCAGAAAGTCAACTAAATAATTTGTCTTTCACGCTTTCTTAGTGCTTCTTGTCGCTCAGCCACCAAAACATTAAGAACATCGGTTAAGGCACTAGCCCTTCCACAAGCGTGAATTCTGGCCTCTCCGACAGTATTGACATGTAAAGCATCTGCCGTTTCAGTGTCAATGTTCTGTTTCAGGATAAAAATGATGGTATCCCAGACTTCGCTCTTGTCAAAGCCTAGATTTGCTTGGTCGTATTTGAATTCAGACATAATTACTGCTGGGCCTCCTGTTGCATTTCATCAGACACAGGAGTAACACCTGTTCGTCCAATTTGCTTGTTCTGCTGTTGCATAATTGACATCTGGAGGTTCTTTTGGTAATTCTGCATCAGGGCGGCTGTCATTTGGTCTCCTTGAGCCATTTGCTGAACCTTCGGGGACTTTCCAGCGATATCCTGCAAGTATTGCATCTTTGTTCCAGCCGCAGGGTCGTTTTCGACATACTGAGGCTCAATGCCCATAAGCATTTTGACAATATCGTTCTGGACATCGTTGTACATCTTCTGGGAGGCACTCTGCTGGTCTAGGATGATTTCCTTTGCAACATCAGGCGAAATGGCTTCCACCAACTTGGCAACCAACTTGTTTCTGTCAACAACACCACCAACATCGAGCGGAAGCACGAATTGGCTGATGGACTGCAACTTCTTCATGACATATTCATTGTCCAAGTCACGAACATCAAACTTGACCTCAAAGTCAAACTGACTGGAGATATCGGTAATCCCAAGGTTGACCGCAACGCCTGTGATTCTCTGGATTTCCTCGGCTGGCATGTATTGGAGGGACAATTGCAAGAGTTGCGTATAAACCTCTGCCCAACTGTTGAGCCATCCGTCAACGGACATCTGCTGAAGCATCTGGGTCTTCTGCGGAGGAACCATTTCATGCGTAAGGCCAAAGTAATTGGCAACATTCTTCTCAACCTGTGCGATAATCAGTTCCGCAAGGTTAGGAGAGCCTCTGGGCGGGTCCATGAATCTATAGTCATCTGGACTCGTAACAGGTAACTGCAATGCAGGTCCAATTCTGTTTATGCCCTGAATTCTCTTCTTAATCAGGATTGGAGGCATCGTTTCAATGGCGGTTCTGTCTCTGACAGCATCATGCTGAGCCTTCAGTTCCGCTTGCTCGGTAACAAGCAGTTCAGGAACGCCTCTGGATTCCATTATTGACTTTCTAATATGCTCTCGTCTCAGTTCCACGAATGGATACTTATTGTGGGCATAAGCAAGTTTGTCGTGTTTGAGATACAGGTCGCCCTTGGCATTCGGGCAAAATACTGTATAATACATGCAAAGATTTCCAGACTCGTCTATCTGGCGGGTGTAGGCGTAGATGACTTCAATGAGATTGCGGTTTCTGTACTGCTGGTTGCCCATCAGAGTCGCTACAGGGATGATGTTGGGGTCAGTATACCAACTGATGTTCCCAGAGGTGTTAATGGCCTCCTCAAGAGCGTCTTGGTTCCAGTTCTCGGATTTGACAAAGGAGCGTAGTTCCACCTCGGTCATGTACACACGCCTGAACACTGCTCTGGCTTTCTGGAGTTCAATGGTCTCAGGCGGGAAACAGATTTCATCATAAGGCTTCAAAGCCGTAAGGCGGGGAAGATTCTTGATGATGGATTCAACGAAAATAGTAGCCTCGCCAGTTTCACGCAAGTCCTTAATCAACTTGGCAACCTGTTCTTCAGGGACATTCGGCATTACCGACTGGAACATGGACACGACCATCTGGTCGTCCTCTCCGCTACGGATAGCCTCAGGAATTCTTGTGGCAGGATTGTCAGGCTCTTCCTGCATAAGCATCATTGCCATCTCGTCAATCTCCGCAAGCGTCACCTTTTGGGGCTGAAGGCCAATCTGCTGTTCCCATGTGATATGCATGGCAGACCATCCATACTGCTGGGCATACTGAGCCCAAAGTTCACCTTCTCGTCTTGCTTCCATCCGCAGACGGCAGGAGATGATGTGCGTAAGCAATGTCGTCATCGCCTCAGCGTTAGCACCATCGTCAACAGTCAATCCAGACACTCTCAACTTGGAGTTCTTCCAAGAATTGACCCACAAGGCGACCTGCTCGTTGATAACCCTATCAATGAGCCTGATGCGGACATCTGAAGCACCTTCAAACGGCAAAGCGACATCGCCTTCTCGTCTGTGTTCGGAATGCTTCTTGCCATCATTGGTCTGCCCAGCCCACTTGCAGTAACGAAGGTCGTCACTGTCCGTAAGTTCAACAGTGTTGCCACCATTGTAAAGAGAGCGTCTTAGTTCGCTTATCAATTCCTGAATATCAGGAGCGTCACTAGCCATAGCCAGTTTATCACGCTTAGTATTGTAAGATTGCTTGTCCATTTTTGTTTTTTATTATAAGATTTCCAAAAGTCAATAAGAATGCGTTTCCCCTCTTGATTTAAACACATTGTCTCCCTCAAAGGATGGTTCCATCACGACAAGATATCGAAGGCAGTCAACAGGGTCTTTGCAAGCACCTTTGTCTCCATCTTGGTTCGTCCATTCACGCATGGAGAATATCAAATTCCTGCATTCCTCAGAAACATAAAGTCTCGGCTGGTTAATTGTGCTTAGCGGTTCATTGGCGTTATAAAACAACAGGTCGTTTATAATTGCAACACCTTGCTCGATATGAACACCTGCGGCTGGCTGGAAATACATGGGTTTGACACCATCGTCAAGAAGTTCAATCAAACTAGTGCCTCCTTCGGCTGAAACAGCCTGAGTCCCGCCAGCCCTAGGGTCAATATAGCGTTCCGCTATCACTTCCCCCGCTTCCAACTCAAGAATCAGGTCTTTATAGTCATCCAAACCTCGACCAGCACCATTTTTCTGACCAGAACCCATTTTCCCATCTGCTTTTTCACTTGGCAAGGCCCATTCGCCATTTGAAATGTCAGGCCATTCACGATAAACATACAAATTGCCATCCCTAGCCGCCCGAACCCACAACATGAACCAATTTCTGGCCCCAGCAGGGTCTACAACCATGAAATTTGTGCCATCTTTAGGGATTTTGTCTTCAGAAAGTATGTTTTGGTCAGTGAAAGACGGAAATTGCGAGCCAGCCGTGTTTTCAGCCCAGCCGTAGGCTCGAATTTTTATTTCGTTGCTGGTCTTTCCCTCCAAAGTAGCCGCAAGTTGGTCAAATGGATTGTATGGATTCAGTTGCGAGTGAAACCATACAACCCCGCAGTTGGAATTCATTGAATCAGCCATGTACGGCATATGCCCTTTGGGGCATCCACCGACATGAATCTTGTCCTTGTCGAGCAGGACTGCGGGGAGAGTCTTTTTGAATCGGCATCCAGCGACATAATCCTTAACGACCTGCGAGTATCCGAGGACTGGAGTGAATGTCGTAATGAGTTTGCCTCGTCTGGTGATGGCACGATAGCGGAGAGTTTCAATCCAATCGAGTGGAACGAGTTCATCGCACCAGATAAGGTCAACTTCGCCACCTTCGATGACCTTCTTGTCCTGTGCGTAGTTCATGAAGAAGCACTGCGAGCGATTCGGGAGAATGAAAGTATTATCCGAAAAGCCGTTCTTCTGCGAATAAGAGATATTTGTAACCTTGGTCTTCCGAGCATTCTTCAGTTCTGGCGGCATGTACTTCCAAAGCACATTTTGTTGCATCTGGATGGAAGACGAGTTTGTCGTGTGAAGACACCAGACTCTTGCGTCTGGCTTGTTGACCAGAGTTTGGATTACACGCTTTGCGGCCCATTCCGTCTTTCCAGCACGATTTCCACCAAGCACAAGAACTTCGTTCTTCGTTTTTAGGATGGAATCGACATCTTTCCAATGTTGAGGCTCATATCCGTGACGATATGGGTCCATTTTTTCTGCGAGTATCTTATCTTCACGCAGTTGAAGCAGTTCGGCAACGACATCGGCTCCGTTCTTCTCAGCGAGAATGCGGATTTCATCCAGTGTCGGAGCGACAAGTACTGGATGCGGTGTTAGGTTCTTGATATCTACGCTCACTGAGAGTTTCGTATGAAATGTGCCGACATGAACTCGCCCTTGTCGTTGTAAAATCCGTTTTCCAATTTTGCTCGCTCCCTAGAAGCGGTTTCAAGTTTTCTGTATCTTGAGGCAATTATCTCTTCGTAGTTCTGCATCTTTCGTTCTTCTGGTGTCAACTGAGGGGATGTATCACGCTTCCATATCGGTGTTTCCATCAACATCTCGATTCCAGCATACTTACCCTTCATCTTCTTGCCATATTCTTCGTCAATCATTTTGACTCTAGCCATATGTTCACGCTGTTGTTCAGCGTACAAGTCCAATCTCCATTGATTCTCGTCAACAGTAGAACCTTTAAGCGTAGTTGGGTTTATTATAGCACCGACAGCAGTACCTGCAATTATTGAACCACCTGCTTTTCCAGCAAGTCCTGCGGCAAGATTACCTGTCATTCTACCACCAACTGCTGCTTTTACTGCTTCGGAACCAAGTGCAAAAAAACTTGTAGCGTTAAACGGATTAATCTCTCCCTTTACTGCGTTAGATACAAGGTTTGTTGGAATGTTATCCATCCAGTCTCTGGCCTTATATTCAGCGAAATCCAACATCTTTCTGCCAAGACGAGCAGTTCTTTCTGGAGTCGCAATATTGGCAAAATCAATGAAATACGGATTGCCAACTCCAACATGGTAATCCTTGTTTCTTTTCTGGTCCGTAGTCTCTACCTTGCTAAATGTCTGAACAGAATTCGATGGCAAACTAACGCTTGACACAGGACCAATCGTTTTGGTCATGTACGGAAGTTTAGACGCACCATTAATCCCGCCTGTTAGCCAAAGCGGGTCAGTCAATATAGCAGGAAGTGGCTTAGGCTGAGCCATTAGTACTTACCTTTGTAGTTTTTGTTGGCCTTCTTTGCCCCGCTCTTCTTATACTCAGTCTCTGTCCCCATGGCCTTTTCCCTGCGTTCATAAGATTTGCTTTCGGAACGCTCATGCTTTCCGTTTTCTTTATATGTCTTACCCATTGTAGTTATTAATCAAATGTTTCTTGGTAATCTCGGTAACGCAAGCAGAATTGCCAACTATACGCACCTTGACAATAGCCCTAGGCTTAATGTTGACATTGGTTCTACAGGAGACTCTCAATGGCTTACCATTATGCTCAACCTCAATTACACGGATATTGGTAAACCCACTCCGAAGCACTTTGCATTCAAAAACACCATCAGTCGATTCAGGTTTCTCAACATTGACAGCAGAGACTGTCTTAACCTTAAGCCTGTCAGCCAGCCAAGCACAGCCCTCATCAGTCCATGCATAACCCCACAAACGCTCAGGTCTAGCAGACGGCTCCTTGACAACATATCCTTCAGGAGCCTCTTTTCTGTGCTTTGCTAATTCATCCTTGCTAAGACTCCATTCGTCCCGCAAAAGCGATTCCTTCTTCATAGACCATATATCATTCATACTCCAATCGGGATTTCAACAACAATCTGCATCCATTAGAAACCATACATTGACATATCAGTTTTCCTAATAGCATTACCACATACAAAGATTTGGCTTGTGTCATCCCCTGACAATCCCCCTAATAACCCCCTCGTATTAAGAGCCCCTATGAATCTTAAAGGTCTATAGGCTTTTAGATTAAAAAGTGTCTCCCTCATGACCCAACTCCTAATGGGGAAAAAGAGAACCCTTGAGGCCCCCCCCCTCCCCCTTTTTACAGGGAGTGCAGGGGGGGTGTCAAGGGGTTCAATCGGGAGGGTTAGGCTACGACCTTCAACCCGCTTCCCATCACGATGCCGACAGTGAAGGCATTCATTTGAGCGACTCGCTTGGCGAAGTGGAAGGCTTCATCCCACGAGGAGCAGGTGTAGAGGATGCGGTCGGTTTCGAGGTTGGTGACTTGGTATTTCATTGTGGTGTAGTGGTTGGTATTACCCCTTCACTCTACGGAAGGGGAGGAGGGGGTGTCAAGAAAGTCAAGGTTGAGGGTTCCATCCTTGCGGACGGCAATGGCGTTGGTATTCCACTCCTTGCAGATTTGATGGGCTTGCCAATCCGTGGCGGTTTCGTAGAGGATGGAATTATCCTCAATGTCTTGGATGTAGTGGCGATTGCCATTCTCAAGGATTTCAGTCAGGACTCGGTATTTCATAGTAGTAGTGGTGTAGATTGGTTCTAAT